ATGAGAATGAAGAAAAAGAAGATACATGTATTATATGCTCTGACAAGTTCATCATAGGAGATGAAGTTGCTGTTCTTTCATGTAGCCATATTTTTCATAGCAAGTGTATTACAGAGTGGGGTCATTATAAGGCTGAGTGCCCATTATGTAAAAGGAGTATACCTCTTGTAAAAGAAAATCTGGCTCATGATAAAGAAGATAATGGTATGGAACAAAATATCTAAACTCTGGGATGATCGTGGATTTGAGATTTGTTTAGCTCTCTCTATTGCAGCTCTCATAATCTTCACATTATACAATAAGTTAAATGGAACCAAAGGTACCTATTCAAAACAAGGACAATATTTTGTACGGCCTTCTATTCTGAAGTCTAGAACATCTTCCTCTTTAAAACGAGGCCCTCCTAGACAGAGTAAAGGAGAAATGGAGTGTAGACGAGTACTACAGAGTTTGTTTCGGAGGCCTTTTCCTTCGCAACGTCCTGATTTCCTTCGCAACCCTGTTACAGGAGGAAATTTTAATTTGGAGTTAGACTGTTATAATCCTGAACTAGGATTAGCTATAGAATATAATGGAGCGCAACATTATAAATATACTCCGTACTTCCATCGGAGTAAAGATCACTTTCTGAACCAGAAGTACCGAGACGATATGAAAAGACGAATATGCAAGGATAATCAGATTGTTCTGATTGAAGTACCTTATACTGTTAAGAATGAAAATATTAGAGAATTTTTAGTGAGTGAGTTACATAAAAATGGCTTCCTAAAATAATCATTTATTTTATAGTTAAAATAAATGAATGAACATAATTTTGTAGATATTAACTTATTAGCAACTGATAGCGATGTACTTCCTTTTTGTGTATACCATTATATAGACACTAAGATGGGAATTTATAGAGGTTTCATCTCAGGTCCTTCAGTAAATTTAGGTAAGAATGGTAAAATGAAGTATATTTGTGACAAACCAAATGATATAAGTCCCTATGGAAAATGGATCTTGGCTTTTAGTTTTTACGCTATTAATCCTATGGTTAGACCAATACCTAAAGGTATGGGACTATTTTGTGCAAAAAAACAAAATGTATTTCCGTGGAATACTTCATCTGTTAGACTAGTTTATGATCCATTTGATATAGATAATGAATGTGTATATTTTATAGCATATACCAAACCAGCACCTTGGACGAAACCTCTATATATACATACTCAAGGAAACTTTTATTTTTCCAGTAATGTTTTTCCTTCCTGGAAACCTAATCCTCCCGTTATAGATAAGAACAAAGGAAAGTTTGTAGAAGTGAAGACCAAGTTGTTCTCAACATTACCTGCATATTATTGGAAAGGTTCTTCAGCTACAGAATTAAAATTACATGATGATATGTCTCATAAGTTATCATGGCATCATTCTACTATATTCCCCATATATGTTCTCTCTCCTGAGCTATTTGGAAAAGAGTTTAATAAAATTCTTTTTGAATGTCATAATGCAAATTGCTATCCTTATAATCCTAAGAATGATTATATACAAAGAGTAGCATGGACGAATAATACGAATAAACCACAACCGAGAAAATTACGAGATTGTGTAATTAGATGCAATCAACTCGTACCTGCTGAACTAGGAGGAGACAATCAGTTTGATATGATATCTATGGTAAATGATGAATTAGCTTCCATGGCTAGAGAGTCACCGTCATTGGGGACTAAACTATCTAAGACTTCCCCGCTAATAATTTCAGTAATTATATTTATGTTTGTTATAGCACTAGGACTTCTCGTATATTATGCAATACATAAAAACTAATTTTGTATCCTATTTTTGAGGAGACAAAATTTATCGATGTTTGCGACATCCTTTAGAACGAGTCCATCGTGGTCGCTCACTCTTAAGTAATGCGGGAGGAATCCCAGAAGTTTTATTCTTATTCTTATTTTTATCATCTGAGTCAGAATCAGACTCAGAATCAGACTCAGAATCAGTCTCAGACTGAGAATCAGACTCGTCTTCTGATGCATCAGTCAGATCTTCAGGATCTATGTCTTCATCTTCGATATAATCTTCAATTTGCCCATAACCTAAAAGATCGAAAGCTTTCTCCATTTTTCTCTCATCAGTATCGCGCTTCTTGAAACCAAGATGGATATCTTGTAGTTTGCCATCAAATTTCCGATGAAATGAGTAGGAATTAAGTTCCAGTTTTGTCATCTGTTTTGCTGTTTTAGCAGTCACAGTGTGTTCTAAATCCAAGTCAAAAGTACTCAAGTCGTCTTGTATGTACCATTCAACTTGTTCTAATTGGTTCGCTAATTTACGAAGAGCAGATTCATTTCCATTCATTCTAATAAAGTAATACCAACTCTCACATTCCTTCTCACTAGTTTCCATTAATACTGCATACTGACCTGTTGACATATGTGATGGATGGGGAGAATGATGTTTTAATTCTTTACCTTTCTCACTACCTACATCATCGAGGCTTTTATTTACACTATTCTTGTCTTGACGTGACATTTGATGCTTATCAAAGCTACTTTTAAATTGCATATAAGAAAATATTTTAGTTTTTGAGTTGGTCTACAACAGAAAGTGAACTACCCTCCTCCTCCTCCTCCTCGATGGCATCATCGTCTAAAGTTTTTACTGGATCTTTATCCAACTTAATTCCTCTTAAACTATTATCACTTACAGTAAGTTTTACTCGTCCTGCATGAAGTGAAGCCATATAAGCTTTCTGCATCACTGTAACTAATGTCTGTTCCACAAAGTACTGAAGAGTTAAAAATAAATTTTTACTTACTTTAATTTTGTGATCATTACCTATAATCTTTTGTATTATCGATCTAGTATATTTCTCGAAGGGAAATCTAGCTAATGTTAGACAATTACTAGTCTTTTGAAACTTTCTAATCTCTCTAAGTGAGACAGTACCTGGTCTATAACGATGTGTCCGTTTTGTATTAGTTTTTTTGTTTTTACGGCGTCGTACTTTCTTAATTAACAGTTTAGGATGTATATATGGAACAACTCCTCCACCTAGGAATGTAATATTATGTACATTGAAAAATCTACTGAGCTCCCTATCTGTACGAACACCAATTTCAAGATCTCGAATAGTGATTCGCACTCTCTTCTTTCGCTTTGCAAATACAGATGCATTCTCTAGTAATTCGCCAGATATATATTCTATAGCAGCAGCAAGAGCTACTGGAGCTGTATTACTTACCATAATCTTCGAATAACCAAAGTTACGTAGATACTTTTCTGCTACAGAAGGAGGGAATATAATACCAGCTCTATCCTGACGAGTAATCCCTTTAGAAGTATCATCGCTATTATAGTTTTCAACAGCTTGAGAACACATAGTTGTCATTCCCTTTCCTATATCTCCTGAAAAAAGCACGTTAATAGCATTAAGAACTTCTTTATTAGAAATAGTCTTTTTCTTAGCCATTTCAGTTAGGTTGTTAACTTTAGTACTGATTATACGTGATATTACACATAGAATACTATTGAGCTGCTGCTTGGAGTTTGAGGTAATTCCATTTTCAGATGAAACCTGTTTCAATAATTTGGCGATATATATTTCATAGTATCGTGTCCGCTTCTTTTTCTGTGTGGATACATTCATGGTTTTATTGGTGTTATAGCTCCTTTTTAAGTCACCTTATTAGAAGCTTAGTTTAAAGCCAACTAATGATATTCTTAAAAATGGACTACATTACTAAACCATCTATTACTCGTCTTGCTAGAAGAGCAGGAGTAAAGAGTGTATCGGAGGACTGTTTTCCGGTTATTCATGATGTTATTGGCACAACTATTGAGGAGATTATAGGAGTAGCTTTACGTGTGAATTCAGCAAGATCTACAAAGACTCTTATGGTAGAAGATATCTATGATGCTCTACGATTGAAGGGATACAATGTTGCCCAATCTACTGATTTGGGAACTGGAACATGTCTTCGCTAAAGTTAATATTTTCCACTAACTTAAAGAAAACACAAATATA